GCTGGAGTGGGGGTTTCAATGCATACGGGTGTCAGTGATTTTTATGTGTTTTCTAAACTTGGAATGCGCTTGCAGCACCGCAGAGATAAAGCCAGCCGTGATGTAATTAATGGGGTTGGTCATGTCAGACGTTGGTTTGAAGATGCAAATGGAGATGCTCATTTTTTCGTAGCTCCCAGATGTAAAAAATCGATTGAAAGTTATGAAAATTACCGGTATCCAAAGCACCGGGAAGAACAGGCGTTAAGAGAAATGCCATTAAAGGATGGAAGATTTGATCATGCCTGTGATGCATTGCGTTTTGCTATTTGTAATCTTTTTTCTATAACAAGTAGACAAGTAGGACTCATAAATTGGTAATTCTTCAAGATTTATCCCAAAGCGCAATTACTGATGCGCTGAAAGATCATTTAAGATATATAGAAAACGAGCGGACCAAAGAGCGCGACTATATGATGGACTTCTATGAGGGCATCAATATGGACGAGTATGTGGCGCGATATTTTACGCGAGAAACTTTAAGACAGGCTCCGATTTTAAATCAAAATTTAACCAAACGTGTTTGCAATTTACGGGGCATGACATATAAACGAGCTCCGAAATTAGACGCATCGGATGCGTATATGGATCGAGTGGATAAGTTTACGTTGCAAGCGGAACGCAGACAACTAGAACGCTTAACATTTTTATTGGGTACGATGGCATTTCGATCTATGTGGAATGAAGCCACTCAGAAAGTTGAATACCAGTGTTTACCACATTTTGAGCCTTTATTTTTAGCCGGCGATCGCAGAGATCAGCCAGTAGGTATTTGTTATCCGATTGAGTACCAAGGTATGGCGAGATTGGAAAAGCCATTGCACGCAGTTTGGACCGCAGACAGACCCGGTCAACCGGGACAACATTATTTACTGGATGAACATGGACAAAAGATTTCTGTAAATGAATTAGATCGCAATCCTTATGGAGTATTACCGGTCACATTTTGCCACAGGCATCCCCCGATCCGAGACTTCTGGTCTGGATCCGGTGCTATGGATGTGGTATCAGTAGATCTTGCAGTGTGTGTGGCTCAGTTTGAATTACAATTAGCCGTGAAATACGGCGCAATGGGTATCAAATATCTTACCAATGTTGAAGATGCATCCAGAGTTCAGATTGGAGTAGATAAATTATTATATCTTCCACCAGATTCAGAATTAAAAGTAACTAATCCCGGTGGCAGCTTAGTAGAAATTGTTGATGCAACCAGATTTTTAGTGGAATCGTGCTTAAATAACAATCACATTCGAGCAAAATACGCTAGAAACGATTCTGGAAATGCACCTAGTGCGGCCAGTTTAGCTATTATGGAGTTAGAATCTACATTAGAAAGAGATGCGAACACCGAAGACACATGGCGACCATGGGAGCACCGACGTTATGAAGTGGATCGTGCTATTTTACAAATAGAAGCTAATATTGATGTTGGTCCAGAATATTCGGTTGATTTCTTAGAACCTAATTATGCACTGGACCCACAATCAGAAATTGCAGTATGGGAATGGAGATTTAACCGTGGATTGGCCAGTGAAATGGACTGGTTCGATTACATGAATAGCGATGCCCCAGAATCTAAGCGAGAAGCGTTTAAGAAAATGCAAGCAGAACGCACTGAACAAGACCAGACCCCACAAAACAGATTATTAAATAGACTACAAAACGATGCCAATACAGGATGATGCAGTTAATGACTATTTACGCGCATTAGAATCAGCAGAAGACGAGTTTTTAAAAGATGTTAAGCAAATGCAAGAAGATGGTTTTTCTACAGCTGAAATACTGGCTTTTCTCGCTGCGCTTGATATGTCGACCTACTTTATTGAAGATTTACGTATGGCTGCCGGAGTCAGTGCCACAGTCCTTACAACGACAAATCTTTTGGATGATATGCAGTTTTTTGGGTCTATCACAGAGACTCAGCTTGTGGCGCTCTCAAACGTCCAACAAAGCACACTACTAAAATACGCGAATTATACAGGAGAAACCATTCGTCAAGAGATTATGAATGGGATACAGGCTGGCTATACTGAAAGTCAAATAAAAGACTCTTTTACACGCTCTTCATTAGTAAATAAAGCAAGAATTGATGATATAGTTGCAGATACGGTTACCAATTATGAGCAGCAAGTTATTTTTGCAATGGCTGAAGATTTGCCGGGCAATACTGAATTTCATTATGTAGGTCCATTAGATAGTAGGACCCGGCCATTATGTAGAGATATTATTGCAGCTGCACCTATGACACGGCAAGAAATTGATTCCAGATTTCCCGGTTGTATTACCGATCGTGGTGGACGTAACTGCCGTCATGTCTGGAGTCCAGTGTCGCCGGATGTCTCATATAAGAAAGAAGCACAGGGTCAGATTCAAAGATTAAAAGACGCTGGTAAATACAAAAAACCATTAACACTAAAGCAGTATTATGACGCTAGATAAAGCACTGGAACGCATATTAGATTTTAAGAAATCCGACATGGATAAGCATGGCAAGCGTATCGCTAAAAAACACCGTGAGCAATTCACAGCTGGTGTAGATCGTATGGGCAAGTTTTTTAAAGCCTATTCGCCGTCATATGCTAAGAAAAAAAGAGCTGGAAAAGTTAGAAAGGATCAAGTCTCTAAACAGGTATATCCAGTGAATTTGACGCTGACAGGTAAAATGTCAAAGTCGTTTGGCTTTATAAAAAGCTATTCCACCAAGGGCAAAGCGTTCTTCAATGGAGAGATAGGTTTTGACTATGGAATTACCGACGGTAAACAAGCTCAAAGAATGATGGACCTAGCGGATGGGAAATTTGGCAAGAAAACTATTCGTAGTAAAAAAAGAATTGTGGCTGCTGATCAGAGATTAGGGCCAAAAGTAGAATTTGCACTGGCGGAAATGTTTGTTAAACAAATAGTAAACAATTTGAATCGCCTAACATCGCGAACTAAGACCGTGATAAACATATAGTAAAAGAAAGGAAGACAGTATGTCTGAAGAAGCAACTACACCAGAAGCACCGCCGATAGCGGAAGGCACTCGATCGCCTGTTGAACCCAAAGTATCGACAGAGGTGGACCCTAATAGCCAAGAACAATCGGTTGACACTGCGCCAGATGTCAATCAATTAGTGAGTGAATCTCGCAAGTATAGAAAACGCGCACAAAGTTCAGAAGCTGAACTCGCAAAACTGCAAAAGCAGATTGCCAATGATCGTGAAAAACAAATGGAAAAACAAAACGAATGGCAAGCGCTTGCAGAAGAACGTGCAGCTCGACTAGCCGAGCTTGAACCTATTGTGGAACAAGCACGTAAAGACGAGTCTGCATTAAGAGAACAAATTCTGAACGATTTAAGTGAGGAAGATCGAGATACTTTTGGCGATCTGCCATTGCCAAAACTTCGAGCTCTTCATCAAAAATTGACTCAAAACAATCAACGATTAGCCGTAGCAAATAATCCGGCAGTCCCAGCGAATGAAGTGCCAGAAGATTGGACCAAGATGGATAGAAATAGTAGGTCTAAGAATTGGGATAAGATTGTTGCTCGCTATCGAAAATAAAAGGAGGTCTTAAATGGCCTATACAGCGTTTAGTGGAGATGCCACTCAAGGGTCTGGAACAGGAGATTTATCTGGTGCTGGTCACGTAGATGTTTTCATTCCAGAGCTCTGGGCGGATGGTAGATTAATGCCGTTAGTGTAAGCGATTACATTAATTATGATTGCGGAATTAAGCGGGAAACCTAAGTGCGAAAGCATAAGGCAATCCGAACTGAAGATCACACGAAGTGTGACCAAGGGCAGAGCATAGCTAGTGAAAAGATATAATCTAGCCAAGAGTCCGCAACTACTCATGCAGTAGAAAAGATATGCCGATACTCCATAGAAATGTGGAGAGTTAAGATAAAAAACTTAACATAAACAAATGATTTACCGCTATTTTGAAAAGAACCTAGTATTTAAACCGTTTTTTGACGATTACTCTGCTCTTTGCCAAGGTAAAGGGGACGTGATCCACATACCTACAGTGCAAGAAGTGGCTGTGGCGACAAAAACAGAAAATGCTGGTGTTGCGTACACAGTGAACACAGAAACAGCAATTGATTTAAATATTGATCAACACAAATATGCAGCAAAGCTATTTGAAGACATTGCAATGATTCAAAGCAATGAAATGTTGTTTGATAAATATGCACAATCAATGAGCTATGGTTTAGCAAAAGCTGTGGATACTCACATTATGGAAGAGCTTGACGCAATGGGTACAACTCAAACATTAGCAGCAGATAATAGTATGTCTAACGCTGATGTAGAAACTGCACTTGGAACATTGATGGCTAATGATATTCCAAAAGAAGAGTGTGCTTTCTTTGTGAATCCATTGATTTACGCTGACTTAATGAACTCAAAAGCATTTTTGGCTGCACCTAACAGTCCAGCTAATTATGCAACTACTGGTGCATTAGGTAACATAGTTCCAACTGGTTTTGCAGATAACTCTGTAATGTCAACAGGAAATGTAGGTGTGCTTTTTGGTATTCCAGTATATACTTCTTCAATTATGCCAACAACAGCATCAACTGGTACAGAAGTAGGATACTTGGTTCACAAAAGTGCAATAGCAGTTGCAGTCCAGCAGAATATTCGGGTACAAAGCGAATATAGTGTCGATTACCTCGGTACTAAAGTAGTAGCTGATTGCATCTTTGGTGCTAAAGCAACCACAGCAAATCACGTTAAAGGAATAGAGTTCCTAAATCCTTAAACCGTATTGTTGCATCTAATAAAAAGGGACGGCTTTTGTCGTCCCTTTTTGTATAAGTAACAAGGAATTATTATGATCGTATTAAAAAAAGAAAATCACTATCGCCATTGTTCAACACGCGAAGAAGCGCAAAAACTTGTTAATGATGGTTATGAAGTTCAAAAAAATAAACTTGGCGGTCCAAGGATCGTAAAAGAAGTTAAAAAAGCAGCACCAAAAAAGAAGATGTTTACTAAGAAAAAATAGTTTTTAAACATGGCTCGTTCACGGTCTGCCACAACCTTAGAGATGGAGAAAATGTATGGCAACAAGTAATTTACATAGATATACAGCGCAAGAAGCGCTAAACATTATGACCGCAGCTGGTGGCTGTGACTACGTCACAAACGCTACCGTTAATTCAAATACCTACTGTGCAATCCAAGCTTTATCTGTTGATTGTGTAGTAACCGCAACATCAACCGATACCGACATCTGGGACACGTTAACAGACGTAACCATACCAGCCGGGCAAACCATTTATGGCGAGTGGTCCAGTGTTGCCGTAGCGAATGGCGATTTTGCGTTGGTTTACAGAAAAAGTAGTTAGGAGTTTACATGGCAGACTTACATAAACGATCAGTTCAAGAAGCACTAAACGTCACAGTGGGTGGTGGTTGGAGTGTGAATGGTGTTGGCACAGCTGGATCAAGTGCTGACCCAGCAAATACAACTCATATTGCACTTGCAACTATGACATCAACATTAGGCGTTCATAGTGCCGTAGAAATTTATTTTAATTTTACAACTTCTGAAACCAATGTTAGTTCATCTAATGACTTATTGATTCCAAAAAACACCATGATTTTTTTAACAGTTCCACGCGGACTTGGAAATACGGTTTACTTTAATTATAACTCAACCAGTACAACTACTGGAGCAGTAAGAACGGTGGAGATTTAAATGTTTAATCCAATGGGGTCGTCAAACCCGCAAGACCTTGGTAATGGCGGTACATTAGATGGCGATGTCGTAATTACAGGAGATTTATCTATTTCTGGTGGTGTCAGCTTAACACTATCAGAAGTTCTTGAAGGCACATCAACTATAGATGTAACTAGCACCGAAGCTCTATTGGTTAGAAAAAATGGAGATGGTGGCGATATATTTATTGTTGATACTACAAATTCACGAGTTGGAGTAGGCGTTACACCTACTCATACAATTCATGCAGTTTCTACGGACAATAAAGGATTCTTTCTCTATAAAAATCTTGGAAATAATGCAGATAATTTAGATGAGTTTAGTGCATATTACTCTTTATCTATTTTAAACAGAAATGGTGGTTCGTATCTTAATTTTGGTGGCGATTCTAGTAGAACAGATATTCAAGCTACAGATGGAGCTGGTTCTGCTACAGCAAAAAATATAGCTTTAAATCCTTTTGGTGGGAATGTAAGCGTTGGAGGCAGTTCTGCAACAGACCTTTTAGATTTAAGAACTGACCCAGCTAATACCAATCAGCCGGGAGTAGGAACAACTGGAGCTGATTCTCACAATGCAATAAGAATTAGCAGTACTGGAAATGTAGTTAATGAAAAAATTGGTATTGCTTTTGGTGGTTATTCTGGATATTCGCATGGTGGAATGTATGGAGTAGGAGACAGTACTTCGGGTAGCACTACTGGAGATATAACATTTGATTTAAGGTCTGCTACTAGCGATGCTAATTTTAGCGAGGTTATGAGAATTACACATGAGGGAGCAGTAGGAATTGGTCAAGATACGCCAACTGCACTAAGACTTCATTTACAATCTGGAGATGGTGCTAATTCTACAAATTATGTGCAAATTATTAAAAATATGGACTCTACTGATGGTCAAAGTATGGGTTTATTTATACAGTCTGGAAATGGATCAAGTGACTATGCTTTAAGAATAAAATCAAGAGCAGATTCAGATTTATTTAATGTTTTAGGAAATGGAAACGTAGGCATTGGAGTTGCTTCTCCAAGCACAGCAAAGCTTGAAGTTCATGGTGGAGATTGGAATAGTAGTTTATTGGTCAAAGGAAGTGGTGCTAGTTCTGGAATAGTTTTTCAAGATAGTGGTGGAACTACTGATGGTTATATTTATGCTACTGGTGGGGGAATTGGATTTTTAGATGATGATTCACATTGGGCAATTCAATGTCAAACTGATAGCTCTACAACTTTTTATATTAACAATATTGCAAGAATGGTAATAGATACCAATTCTAGCATTTCATTAAGTAATAATGATAGTAATACTGGTAATACAGTCTTTGGCTATTCTGCTTTTAATACAAGTTCTGATAATGCGTCTGATAATAATACTGTGTTTGGACACAACGCTATGGGAACTGGTACTGTAGCTGGAGCATTAGGAAATGTAGCTATCGGGCATAACGTTTTAGAAGATATTACATCTGGAGATTATAATACTGCTCTGGGTTTTAATGCTGGTGCATCGTTAAATACTGGTGGCTATAATGTATTAATCGGTTACAATAGTGGAGATGCTCTAACGTCATCTGCTGGTAATGTTTTTGTAGGTATTAGTGCTGGTTCAGCTTGTGTAGATACAGCAAATGCTGTTTTAATTGGGAATGGTGCTGGGGAAGATGCAGATATAGCAAGTGATGGAACAATCGCTATCGGTTATCAAGCTTTAAAGCCTTTAACAAGTGGTATTGAAAATGTAGCCATTGGTTATGAATCTGGTTTAAACACTACAGATGGAAGGTCTAATGTTTATCTAGGCTATCAAGCTGGTAAAGGTGCGAGTGGTACAGAAAGTTTTAATACTGGAATTGGTAAAATTGCCTTAACTGGACTGACTACTGGTCAATCAAATGTTGGTATAGGTGCAAACGCTGGCTATCAAATAACAACTTCATCTAATAATGTTTTACTAGGTGTAAATAGTGGTAAATCAATTACTACTCAAGCTGGTGGAGTGGTAGCTGTTGGACACGATTCTTTACAAGCTCTTACGAGTGGATTAAGAAATACTGCGATGGGATATCTTTCGGCTCAACAACTTGAAACTGGTTCTGATAATACAGCTATTGGTTATGCAAGTATGGGTTCATCTGATGGCGATGTTGGTTCTTCATATAATACATTTTTAGGAGCATACTCTGGAAATGGTTCTTGGGCTGGTGGAGACATTGATAGAAATACTGGTGTAGGTTACTATGCTTTAGGTACTGGAGCAATAAATGGAGCAAGTCTTAACACAGCAGTAGGTAATTTAGCATTAACAGATATTACAACTGGAGTCTCAAATTCAGCACTCGGTTCAGAGGCTGGAGCAAACATTACTATTGGTAGATACAATGTAGCAATAGGTGTTAATACTTTA